AATCATTGCTCAGGTGGCCGGGAAGATCGCCGCTGAACTCGTGCAAAACGATACGGCCATAGCGGCTGTTCGTAACGGCACATATTATGAGATGTTGGAGACCGTTTACGCCTGCATGTTGGAGACAATAGCGCCAGCAGCAACAGCCCCGGTCGTACAGCTATCTTCGGCAGCAGCGACTCAGCAGGCAGCCGTCGAAGCCGTTCTCAGCGAGATCCCAGGTGCGACCGTGACCTCCGATGTCGGCGTCGATGACTATCAGCCGGGCGCTCCGACGGTAATCCACGAGAAGTCGTCGACCGTCGAAATGCTTGAGGATGCCCTCATCCACAACCCCCACAACTGGAAAATCTGGGACACCGACAAGGCAACAATGAACGGCGGCAACTCGCCTGACATCACCCACGAAACGCTCATGCAAACTGGGAAAGCTTTTAAGGTCGGCATCTTCATGGTGTCCCGCTACGCCGGTCAGTCCGCTCCTGAGTGGGCTTGGCAAAAACTAGGCAAGATTCCTCAGTACGGACAACTTGTAGCCGCAGGCAAAATCACGCTCTGATGCTTCGAGCCCTCCCTGAGTTGAAAGAGGAGTTGTATAGCTGGGCCACGTCGGACATCGTTCGAGTGCCCATCGGCTATTCCTTTTTCGATGACCGCACTCAGGGGGGTATGGCCCCAGGCCAAGTCATGATTCTCCTCGCTCGAACGGGCGTGGGGAAGACATGGTTCCTGATTAACGTCGCCGCCAACAATCCGAACGTGCCGACCGTGATGTTCTCTTTGGAGATGCACGGTCGGTACATCCTCGAACGGCTCGCCTCTGTCAGTACGGGTGTCCCCACTACCAGGATTGAGTCATCGATGCGAGATCACGGCGAGGCGGCGGCCATCGAGACTGCCACCGAGTCGTACCCGCTGCTGTTTGTCGCCGACGATCCAGGTCAAGGTCTCGGCGACATGTCCGAGATATTGGACGACTACACCGAGCGAACGGGGACCCGGCCACGGCTAGTCCTGATTGACTATTTAGAGCTGATTCGCACCTGGGGTGAGAACCAGATGGACTCGGTTCAAGGGATGGCTCGTGCCCTCAAAGACTTTGCCAGGGAGCACGACCTCGCCCTGATCGTTCTTCATCAGGTGAAGCGGGGGGATGCCAACGCCGGTCATAAACCGCTCGACCTGACTGATGGAAAGTTCGGCGGTGAAGAGTCAGCGGACTATGTGCTCGGAATGTTTAAGCCGTCATTGAATCCGGGGATCTCTCAACAGATGAGGGAGGTCATGGCCGACGACATCCGACTGCAATTCTTGAAGACTCGAACAGGTGGGGGTATTCACCCCGACGGAGTTATTCACCATTGGAACGAGTACACCGGGCAGATCACTCGCCCAACCGAGCAACACGAGATGGAGTTTTAGTAAAAAAACCCAGGTGCTAAGGGTAGACAGCGATGCTGCGAAGCCCTTAGAGAGCGTCTGGTGAGGAGCAAAAGTGGATAAATCGACATCAGTGAGCCATGTAGGCGATGACATCGGCCTGTGGCTCGAAATAGGCCAACAGTCCGGTTGGTGCGGCGAAGTTGTTTGTGGCACCCACGACGGGAGCCCACTACTTGAATCGGAGTACGACCGTTTCGAAGCTGGCGAAGACCCATGCATCCCGATGGTTCGAATATACGTCCCGGAGGACATGCGATGAGGAACGAACGAACGAACCAGATCCGTGACCGAGTCAAGGACACAGTCACGATGTCAGAGGCCCTCAACATTTTGGGTCTGGAACCCCCGAACAGAGCACACAAGATTCGTTCACTGACTAACCCTGGCGAACGAACGCCATCACTCCATGTGTACGAAGATCACTGGTACGACTTCTCAACTGGGCAAGGCGGTGACGTGATCAAATTTGTGATGACGGCAACCGGATGCAGCTACCACGAAGCTCTCGAACGATTGAGCGGTAAACGAGTTGACCCGATGAAGGTGAAGCGTCCCCGTCCCCAGAAACGAACCCTCGAAAACCTAAACGACTGTTTCACAAAAGAGTCGGAAGCTTCCTCTGCCGGTTACCGGCAAGCCGAAGGCTTCATCGCTGCCAAGTGGCCGTACCTGAACCTTGAAGACCTCATGGAGTACGGAGTCAAGATCACTGAGAACGAGTTATGGATCCCACACATGGATCATGACGGCGTCATCCGAGGTATCAAAAAGAGATCAACAAAAACTGGTGCCAAGCTCGCTGTCATCGGATCGACGTTCACCTCCGAGCTATACCGTGTTCGTCATCTGACCCCAACCCCGGTGGCTATCCTCACCGAAGGTGAGTCGGATCTGTGGTGCGTGGAAACATGGCTACGACGTAACGGCTGCAGCGACCAAGCGTTCACTTACGCTCTCCCCGCAGGAGCCGCTACTTGGCGACCAGAATGGGTGTCGACCCTCGACGCTCACAACCACACACTGCTGTGTCTCGACGACGATGAAGCTGGCCGCAGAGCGTCCAGTCGGATCTCTCCTGAGCTTGGATCAGCAGGCGTATTAACCCCACCAGGAGGTCGAGTCGCCGAAGCGATAGCTGACGCAGGTTCTTGGCTCGCCCCAGTTTTGAGGATGGCATGCAAACCATGATAAGTAACCCCCTACCGGAAGATCTTGTCGCAGTCGCAGATTGTCGGCAATGCAGGGAGGAGTTCACCACAAAGGTCACCCAGGCTGAAGTCGACTTTTGGGTAGCTGGATCCAGCCTCATGCAGGTCTGGTTCCACAAGACTCCAGACGAGCGGGAGCTTATTTTGAACTCCCAATTCGGGGATTTAATCGAACGGCCATTCCCCACCGGCAGCTTCTATTTCTGTCCACCTTGCTGGGACTCTGTGTTCCCTGAGGAAGAATGATCTGGATCGCCATCTGGGCACTGTTGGACTTTGCCAGCGTCGCCCAGGAACCACCTCATCCTGAGATACCCTCGATCGTCGAGGAATACTTCGGCGAAGAAACAATCACTGCTCTGGGCGTGTTCTGGTGTGAGAGCCTGCACCTCCCCACGGCCGTGTCCAAAACGGACGACCACGGGCTTGCCCAACTCTCACAGAAGTGGTGGGGACCAGAAGCGTTCGGAGAGGAACGCTGGGGGCAGCGTTACGAAATTCGAGCGAATATCGCCATGAGCTATGAGATCTGGGCGTACGGGGAACACAGTAAGGGTGACGGTTGGCTCATGTGGGCCTGCGGTGGTGACATTTAGCTTACTTTCAAAGGTGAGATGACACCTTTACTCTTGGAGGTATGAGCCACGCTCGAGCCAAGGGAACAAAATTCGAGAATGAGGTACTGGCCGGACTTCGTGCCATCTGGCCGGAGTGCGACCGGGCCAAAGCCGGGAACCCATCAAACGATTTTCATGGCACCCCCTTCCCCGTGGAAGCAAAGCACCGGAAGCGCTGGGCAATACCTGAATGGGTTCGACGGATCCGTACGGCAGCCGGAGGCGACAGCCAGTGGGCGCTCGTTGTTGCCTCCGGCGATCGCCGTCAAGCAGACTCCTCAACCCTCATGATTGTCGACTGGGAGTTCGGACAACAGCTACTGGAGGCTTGGGAAGAATGGTCCTAGCACGCTCACAAGCTCAGAAGCGTCACGACTTCGCCAACGCACGAGAATACGAGGAGTATGTAGCTGAACGCCTCGGAGTGACCTGCCACACAAGATTCAACGCCGTCGACGACCTCGACATTTGGGTGCCCGGTTTCTTCGTAGAGGTCAAAGAAAAAAACCAGCACTTCGGTAAACGCTGGCACATCCTTAGCGACGTCATCGAGGAAAACCTTTTCATCGTCGACGAGCTAACCGTCCGTAAAGCTCTCCGCTGGTACCCCGAGGTCTTCTACCTCCTGCGAGACAACGTCGGCGACCCGACGGGCCCCAGGTTGTTCCTGGCCCCAATCTGGGAACTGATCGCAGTTGAACGAGAACGAGTGGACCGGATAGGACAGACCGGTCACCTGAAGGGCAAATGGGTCCTCGACCTCACTAAATTTCGGAGGATCAGCGACGAAGCCGACATTCCCGAGATAGCCTTATCTATGTTGACCAGCCAAGAGTGGAAGAAATCCGAATGTCTTGGCGGCACGATCGGGCAAGTATGAGAAATCCGAACTCGTCTCTGCGTGGAAAACTCGTTGGGTTCGGTAATCGAACCCAGGTAGGAAAAAAGTCAGCAGCACGAGGCACCTTCTTTGTCGAATTATCATTTGCTGCCAACGTCCGTGCCAAAGCTGAATTTATTGATTCTTATGTCAGCGACTTCGGTCTCCGTCTCACTGACGCCGCCGAACGTCTCGGCCCCGATGGAGAGAAACTCGAGGTAGACGAAGTTCGTCGACTCATTCAGGAACTCGGCGGGAAGTCAGAAGAGCTGATTGGTTCAAAGGTCTGGATCCAACCAACGATCGAAATGTCCCGAATCTTGAGGCGTGATGGGAGCAGCGTGGCTATCCCCGATGTCCGCTTCCCTGATGAAGCAGATGCAATTAAATCAGCAGGCGGAAAAGTGATCCGCATAGATCGCCCAGACATTCCCAGACTTGACCACCCGACCGAATGCGCCCTCGATGACTACGACTTCGATCATGTCATCGACAACAGCGGCACCGTAGAAGAACTATGTGCAGCCGTAAGGGCCATCGTCGGACATGGCTCGTGAGATACCTGTAGACCCAGGACACCTCGACCGTCACGAAGCGACCGAACCAAAATACGACCCAACGTGGGAACCCCTCGTTGATGCCGTCGAAGAACTCCCGGAACTAGAACGATCCGTTGTCGAACTACTCATTTGGGGTGGGTTTACGAAGGTCGAAGCCGCCGAAATGCTTGGCATCTCCCGATCATACGTTCACAAACTATGGAGAAGGGCCCGTGGCCTCCTCAAAGACAAGCTGTCAGACGATAACTGAGTGGGGCCGCTGCAAGCAGCACCCCCGGCACGAATCCTGGTGCAGCTACCACTACTTCGCTGCTCAGATAAAAAACTTTCGACACGACCTCTACTATCACCAGAAGATAGCTCTCGGTGTCATCCGATCGAGCCACGACACTCTCTCCGCCACAGAGATCGACGCACTCTTTAGAGGGCGCACAAGAAACGACGGACGCCGAACCGACCTGTACACCATCCTCTGATGGAAGGCTTCACAGCCCAGGGTGATCCCTTCGAATTGGGGTTCACCACCATGATGACTCTCGGCCCCGACGGTATGCCCACCTCTGTTCACCGTGTCCCCGAAGAAGCGTTCGTGCATGAGTGCGACGAAAATGCCAAGTGTATTTGCGGGCCTCACGTTGTGATCAACGTCATGGCGGCCGGGCCAATGCCGATGGTGCAGCACCAGCCCCTACACAAGAGTTACTACGACGAGTTCGGAAGCCCCGACGTCGACTTCGGCGTCCCGTTTTTCGACCTCGACGACGACGATTGAGTGGCGGATAAAAGTTACTGTGCTATGCTGTTTTCCAGAGCAGTGGTAATTCATGTGTATGGATACACTGACTGGTTAGGCGGGGTAACCTTCCAATAAGGCCGGAACACTGCTTTTCCGCCCAAATAATTGTTACCGAAGGGACCAAAATGAACGTCGCAGAGGCGCTCCTAAAGTATCTCAACGACCCCGGTTCAGGGGTCAAGACCAAGGGCTCGAAGGCGAACTATGCCTCCGAGATTCGCAAGCTTCCCCTCGATCGAAAGGTCGACAGCTTCAATGAAGCCGAACTCATCGAGGCAGCGTACACGCCCCTCGTGAAGGGCCCCCGGAAAGGGCAAGCCCCATCTGATGGGACGGTCTATGCCCGCCGCAAATGCTACGAGGGTTTCTTCTCGTACTGCCAGTGGAAGGGCTGGTTGAAAGACGACCCGGCCCTTCACCTGAAGCGACGCCTCGGCGGGCGAGGCCAGCCGATCATCGAGAACAACTGGCTCACTCGAGAAGAGGTCGCCGTGGTTCTTGACACCGTCAACATGGACGAACAGTCGGAGCGAAGAGACGACCTCGTCCTTCGTCTCGGCTTCACTGCCGGTCTCAGAGCAGCAGAGCTAGGGTCCCTACGTTGGCGTGACGTGAACTTCGATCGACGTGAGATCAGTCTCGTTGGCAAGGGCCACAAAATAGCGGTCATCTCAATCTCCCAGAACACGACCGTCCGTATGGTCGACTGGCAGTCCGAATGTGCTGCTGCTATCTCCGCCCGACCAGGCGATCATGCTGTGCTCCCACCGTTCCAGAACCGTGCAGCGGGCATCGACCCGGAGACCGGTTCCTGGCTCCCGAAGCGAATCAAGTTCGCCGACTGGCCGCACAGTGGCATCGTCCCAGCTTCAATCAGTCGGGTATGCCAAAAGTATTCGGGTCGCTCGGGGATAGTGTTCCGGCCCCATGACATGCGCCGGACGTTCTGTGGTCTCCTGAAGGAGAACGGCCTCGACATCTATCAGGTGTCCAAAGCGATGCGTCACTCCGATGTGTCGACCACCGAGCGGTATCTGCAGACTCGACCG